GGCGGGCATTGCTATTCGGTAGTTATTGGAATTTTTGCTTTAGTTAAGATTGATTCTTCACAGGTGTTTAAAATAGCTGCTTCTGTTGGACGAGCCTTATCAGATCGTTATAGAATATCCAAGTGGTTAACTTATAGAAACGCAATAATGAACCGTTTATCTTTTGAAGTTATAGGCGATATTGAGCGTACGGTTGCTAAACCCTTGGGTGTTTTTTATGAACAACCTCGATCCGTTAATGGAGAATTGAGAGATCGAGTGTCTATGGCTATTGAAGCTTTATCTTATTTTGAAAGTCTTTATGTTGTTCGTAATGATCGACTTGTTGCTTTTACTCGTGAACATAAAGTTATACAAGCTGAAATGATGATAGAGTTAATGAAGTCTAGAAATTGGATTAGTGTTCCAGAACCTTTTCCTTTTTCTCGTTATCCTAAGGAGCATACGTTACCATCAATTGTGCCAGAAATTGCAATTTTCTTCAGAAATGAGGATGTTTGTTTTTTTCAGAAAATGAATATGAAGGTGGATATTGATTGGTGTACTAAAAATGTGTGGAAGCACACTGCTGATCGTAAGATACCGGGATTAGAGTGGAAGGTTAAGAAGGTTGAGACTTTACAAATTTTATGTTGTCGTAGTGTATCCATGTTTAATAGAGCTTTTTCAGGTGATAAGATTGGTAGTTATACAGTGTCGTCTTGTGAAAATTTGTATCCTACTAAAGTAGTAAAATTAATGGAGAAATTCAATAAGAATACGAAGAATGTTGATAAGTTAACACCGGTTCTATCAAAATGTATTGCCCGAGGATTGAATAAGATGTATGATTATATGGGAGTGAGAAAATATTTTAAGAGATTGATTTGGACTTTGACTGAGAGGGATGTTGTGTTATTACATGTACCTGAACAGAGTAGTGCGGGTCTCCGGTCAGGAATGGAGCGTAGGTTTACTACACCTGACGGGTTAAAGCATCGTATTACAGCAAATGGTACTAAAGGTGATCAAATTAATGCAACAAAAAAACAATTTTGGTCTTATGTTCAACAATTTAAGGAAACTGGTAGTATTAAGTTTTTGGAGATTGCTTGTTGTATTTGTTTGAAGTTTGAAATATTTAATTCAACATCTATTAATGAAGAAGATCGTAAGAAAACATATGAAAAATGTCGTGAGTTTTTTATACCTAATTTGATGCAATATTTAATTGCGTATTTTGTTGGAAAGGATAGGCAAACTATTGAACGTGGCCATATGATTAAGGTTGGTATGAAGTGGCTTCATGGTGGTGCTTATGAATTTGCGAAACAAATGAAGTATGATGATCCTACTATGGTATTCTTTGATGGTGATTTTAAAAATTTGGATACTACTATTAATCGTGTTTTATTAGAATTGTATGAGACTCAAGCTGCTGTATACTATGATAAGTCGATGGGAGATTTTACTTTGTTTCTGTGTTTGTTACAGATTGCTACTCAAAATTTGTCTGTTAAGGTAGTTCATATTTTTGCTCGTGTATGGAAGGTTATGTTTGGTGTTATGCCCTCAGGTGCATTTGAAACATCTCATGGTAATTCTTGGATTGTTGGTTTGTTATTTTTTTCCTATATTGAGTATGTTAAGATGTGTAATCCACATCGGTCCGCCGACATTGAAAGAGCTTTTGTTAATGGTAGAATACAGTTTCCAGTGTATGGTGATGATCATGTGCCTGGGGTTGGTAAAGAGGTAGCAGATGTAGTTAACGAAAAAGGGTTTGCTCAATTTGTTAGTAAATTTTTCTTTATGGAAATTCGAAATATGCGTGAAAAGATTCCTTTTTTAAGTGTTCCAGATTTATATGGTGGACTGAAGGTTACAGGTGTTGTCTTTTTAAAAAGGTATATGATTGCTAGACCTCCTGATTTTCCTGATTGGATGCCTGATGTTTTACCATATAAGCGGTTTGAAGATTTTTTAGTTAAAATTAGTTGGGGTAATTCACCGAGATTAACGCTAGCTGATTATGCAATTGCGTCTATTGGGTTGGCATATGATAATATGGGGATTAATTTACGTATTCATAATATGTGTCAACGTATGTTTCAATTTGCTATTCATGCTGGTCATTTTCGTAATATGGCGGATGTGTCTGATGCGTTTTTAAAGTTTAATCATCATGAGCAGAAAGATATAACTAGAATTGCTCGTAAGTGTGGTGTTGCTTTAGAAACTATATTTGCTGGTTTTCCTACTAGGGAGGAGTTATTTGCAATGCATAAACATGATCCAGTTAAGGCCAATTTTACGCCTGATTTTCATCGTTATAATCCGACTGATTTAATGGATTGGGATGCTTATTAA